GATCGGCGAGCGAGGTGACGCACTCGCGGATCTCGCGCGGGTTGAGGACGATGACGGCGTCTTTCATGGCTTGGCCGCCTCCCGCTCCCGCCACTCGTCGGCGAGCTCGCGCGGCCAGAACCACCACTCGGGATGCAAGTTCACACGCAGAGGCTCTCCCTCCGCTATCCGCTCTTCGGGATTCTCGCGCCACACGCCGCGCGAGTCACCGATCCAGCGGTCCTGCCAGTACGGGCCATGAGACGAGATGAGGGAGGGGATTGCCCGGCCGAGAACAGACTCCGGCGGAGCGTGAAAACTCACGAACCGAGACACCCGGTAGGAAGAGCCGAGCATGGAGCGCTGGAGCCGGGATTCCGACAGCAGAAACTCATCCGTGACTTCAGCGTCTCGCGGCAACTCGAGATCGACGTGGGTGCCGAGCACATGATCGAGCGCGAGGATGCCCTCGATCACCCTCCGCACACTCGGGCCGAACGGGTTGTATTCGTCCGAGCAGGGGCGGAAGAAGTAGGTCGAGATGATGCCGCACTCGTGCTCCAACTTCGCCATCTCGAGCGCGCAGGCTGGTGAGTAGTCGACGTCGTGTTGCCACTCGATCTCCTCTTGCGAGAGCGCGAAGAGTCCGCGCAGGCGCTCCCATGAGAAGTCCGTGTCAGTCACAGGATCGCCTCGAACTCTTCCCAGCCACGCAACTCAGCCTCGGTCATCAGAGGTCCGCCGAATCCCCGCTTGCGCAGTAACTTCGCCGGGTTGCCTACCCACGTCTCACCCGCAGGAACATCTCTAAGGACGGCAGCTCCTAGCCCGACCCTCGCTCCGTCTCCGACCTTGACATGGTCGGTGAGTTGCGCCGAGGGGCCGATCCAGCAACGGTCCCCGATCTCGCACGACCCCGCGATCATCGTGTTCGCGATGACGAGACAGTGGGAACCGATGACGACGTTGTGCGCGATGAAGCAGGAGGCGTCGATCTTCGTGCCGTTTCCGATCACGGTGTCGCGCCAGCGGCCCCGGTCGATGACGGTGTTCGCGCCGATCGAGACGTCGTCGCCGATGACGACGCCGAAGGGGTGCTCGCGGTAGTGCCAGGCGTCCTCGTGCAGTTCGTACCCGAAGCCGCGTGAGCCAATGACGACACCGGGGGCGATGAAGCAGCGCTCACCGATCGTCACGCCGGGGCCGATCCAAGGCTCGCTCACCGGAACCGCAGAAGTTCTTTGGACGTCCCCAGGTGCTCGACGAGGGAGTGCGCCGCCTCGACGACCCGCGCACACTCGCGCCAAAGCTCGAGCATGTCGCGCCCCTCGTCATCGGGCGCTTCGATGCCGTGCTGCTCGAGGAGTGCGCGTTGCCGCACGATCGTCACGCTCAGGCGCGCCACCTCCGCGCGATGCGCCCGCACCATCCCCTCATACTCGGCGGACGTGGGCGGACGACCGATTCCGTCGACAGGCATGGCGGCTTTGCCGACGCCGTCCGAAGAGTCCGCATCGAACTCGTCTCGGATCATCTCGGCCGCCACGCCCACAGCCGTCCCTATCGGCTACTCGGATGCGACGGGCATCATGGCGCCGTTCGAGCTCGGTACGACGCCGGGAGCCTCCGGCAACTCAGGGGGTTCAGGCTTTTCAGGCGGTTCGGGCAGGTTCTCCGTCTTGGCGATCCACTTCTCGTCCACGACGCCGATGCGCTGCATGATCTCGTACTGCTCCCAGCGCGAGCGACCGTCGCCGCGAAGAAGCGCGTCGACGAGGAACTCTGGAAACAGGATCGGACCGCCCGGCGGGAAGATGTCACGATCGCGCTTCAGCGAGTTCTCGACTCTGATGAGCCAGCGACGTAGCGACCACTTCACGAAGTCGAGCGACTGCCACTCCGCGTTCGAGTAGGTGAGCGAGCCCTCCGTCTCGGCGCCCAGCATGTACGGCGGCACCCGATACAGGAGCGCCGTCTCGAGCCTGCCCAGGTTCGCCTGCTGAACGAACTGTGCGTCTTCGAGCGGCATCGTCACGTTCTGGATGTCGAGTCCCTCCTCAAGCACCATGAACTCCCCGGCGCGCAGCGTCCCGGCCTTCGCCTTTACCTGCTCGGCCAGGCGGTCCTGCGCCTCTTTCGAGAGTCGGTTCGGGTGCTTCAGGAATCCTCCGGCGAAGGTGAAGTTCTGCCAGAAGGAACCCTGGAACTCGTCGCGTGCCTGCTCGTTACCGAGCCGGTTACGCGCCTGCTGGATCGGGGAGTAGCCGACGAGCCCGTCCGGTGAGAGTCCGCGAATCTGAAGGATGTCCGACTCGAAGATCGGATCGGAGATGTTGTCGATGACGAAGTAGCGCACCGAGGTTCTGTTCTCCAGGTCGAGGCGCCCGACGGCGACCCTGCTCGAGCGGATCGGCCACAACGACGTCACGCGCCCGAGCGGGTCTCGCTGCTTGGCGATGAAGGCGTTGCCCCAGAGCAGCAGGTTCGTCATCACGATCTCCCAGAACTCATCCGAGGCCATCTCCTCGTTCGGGAAGTCGTGCAGCATCGTCCACTGGCGCGTGCCGTCCGCCTCCGAGCGCGTCTCACCCTTGCGGTACACCTTGAGCGGCAGCGAGCCGATCGCGCCGGCGAGGAGCTCGACCGCCGAGTAGACCGGGACAAGCTCGAGCGAGGTGTCGATGGTGACGGTCTGACCCGACTTCGAGCGGGTAGCCATCATCGGGAAGGTCGAGAAGCCGATAGACGGACGCGGATAGACGCCCGAGGGAGCCTGTCTGCGCTCAGGACCGAAGAAGAAGCTCTTGAGCGTCATTCGCTCGCGCCTATCGGCAGGACAGGGCTATCCGGTGACGATGAGTAGGCCGCGCTCGGCGTACACCGACTGCCCCTGCTCGTACAGCGTGACCGCTCGGTCGTAGGCGATGACGGTCGCAGTCGCAGCGTCGATCTTGCGCGGCGAGTTTCGGTACTCCTTCGTGATGTAGGCACCGTCGGGCGTCTCCTTCGTTACAGCGTTGGCAACATGAACAGCGAGACGAGGGTTCCCGTCGTGCGTCATCGTCTCGTTGACGACTGCCGAGTGCAGGCGCGCACACGCTCGAGCCATGAACTTCCGCATCTGCGTTCGGAACTCGGTGACGACGACGTCGCCGTAGCGGTCCTCCCACTCGCCGATCTCCTTGTGCCAGCCGGGCGGGTCGGCGGCGAGCTCGCGCACCTTGTAGCGCGTCATCGTTTCGTCCATCTTCGCCATGACCTCCTCGCGAGGAACCACCCACTCGCTCTTCGAGTGCGCTGGACGCTCCCACAGTCCGATGACGAACACGTACGGCTCGTCCGCGATCGTGCAGCCGATGATCGCGGTGGAGTCGTCGTTGTACGAGCCGTCGAAGCCGACTGTGATCTCGACGTCGGGCGGAACGTCGTACGAGGCCATGCACGCTTCCCACAGTCCCGGTCGCATCCACGAGCCCTTCGCCGTCGACCACACGCAACCGTGGAGTTGCAGCACTTCGCCTTCAGACAGTTCCGGGTTCGATGCCTGCCGCGCCAGCCACTCCTCGGTGATCCACGAGGCCGGGTTTGCGAGCTTCATCTTGGGCGCGTCGTGCGGATCGAGAGTGGGCGCACAGTAGTTCCAGATCAGCGTGCGCGACTCCTCGTTCGCGGAGATCGTCAGCCCCTCCGTCTTCGTGACTTCGCCGTCGGCTTCGTTGCGGTCGATCAGTCCGCCGAGGATTGAGTCCGCTCGTTCGTTCGCCTCGCCGGCGGTCGAGATGGAGAAGGTCTGCTTGAGGTCACGCGCGCCGCCGCCCGAGGTGAGTGCTGCCCATCCCTTGCGCTGCGAGGGCTTGGTCCAGAAGCCGAGCTCGTCGCAGATCACGAGCGACGGGTTGTACCCGTGCAGCGTCGAGGGCTCGGACGCCATGCGGAGGATCTTGCCGCGTCCGTCCTTGCGCGAAATCTCGCCGGCCCAGCGGCGGATGATGAGCGCGTCGAGGAGTTGCTCGTTTCGCAGGATGTAGTTTTCGACTGCCTCGAACAGTCGTCCAGCCTGACGATCGGAGGCGGCAGCGAGCAGGATCTCGGGTTGCCCGGAGTCGGTGAGCAGGCGGTACAAGGCATACGCCGAGAGGAGTGCGGTCTTGCCGTTCTTGCGTGGAAGGACCAGGGCGATCGACTCCCACTTGAAGCGCTTGCCCGTGCGCTCCATCGCCTGACCCATGAACGTGCGCTGCCAGGGCTCGAGCTTCAGCGGCTTGCCCGCCCACTTGTCTACCGACTGGACGATGTTCGCCTTGCACCACGCCGGGAAGGGTTGCGCTTTGAGCGGCTTGGTCGGGGCGCCGAGTTGCGGACGCGAGTCGGGGGAGTGGCGGCTGCCAGCGGGTCTGCCTTGGACGATTCCCACTAGAGCATCCTACGACTTTCGCAAACCCGACATAGTTCATTCAACTTTCAGCC